AAGATCCCATACACGACCTTTGACATTGTGAGCAACTAATGCCATTCGCAGTAACCAATCAGACCATCGGTGCAGCAGGAACACTTGAAGACTCCTTCGTTATTCCTACCACTTCACGGCCTAACCAGTTCACCCCACTAAACCCTTCAGTCGTAAACGTCGTGAACGTGGCTATCGCACCACCAGCCCCAACAGCAGGAACCCTTGCCACCACCATTGAATACGCCCAAGGGATAGTCTCCGAATCCGTAGCAGAATATGGCACACAAGAAACACCGGTTGTTATCACCCTTCTCGCAACTCTTGAAGATGCTGCTTTGCTCGCTGAATATCTAGTTCGTCCTGTACCTGCGTTCTGGTTTGGCAACATCCAAGTCATCATGAACGGCCTGACCGATGCACAACGAACCACCATCGGCTCACTTGACATTGGGTCACAAGTATCGGTCACCAAATCGTTCCCGAACTCAACCCCATCAACAGTCACGCAAGTCATGGCACTCGAAGGCATCTCACATGACATCACCCCAGACCGACACATCGTCACCCTCTACCCGAACCCTTCACGCATCTACACCCACTTCATCCTTGACACCGATGAACTTGATGATGATACGAAGGCTTTAGCGTAAACTAATCATCGGCTAACATAGGAGCATTATGGCGATACGTCCAACTTTCACCCCTGGTGACACCCTCACCGCAGCATCAATGTCAGCGTTGTCAAACAGCCTCATAACTGTTAACGCCCAAACCGGTACGGCCTACACACCTGGCACCGCCCAAGTCGGACAATTAACGACTTTGAATAACCCTGCTGCACAATCAATCACTATCCCAGCGAACGCAACAACCGCATTCGCTATCGGTGACCAGTTGAACTTCATGTTGCTTGGTACCGGTACCGCAACTTTTGCTGCGGGTGGTACAGCTGTCATTCGATCTGCTGGTGGAAAACTTAAACTTACAACTCAATACGCTGTTTGTACCGTACTCAAGTGGGATACCGACGCTTGGATTATGGTCGGCAACGTAAGCGCATAACACCATGCAAATCTTCGCAGGAGTGGGTGCGGGTGCTGAAGCAGTACCAGCATCAGTTGAATATCTTGTAATTGCTGGTGGTGGCGGTGGAGGACTTTCTTCAAGTCTTAACCAAAACTCTGGTGGTGGTGGTGCTGGCGGATATCGAACTTCGGTGACTGGTGCTTCAACTGGTGGTGGTGGTGCTGCTGAATCTGTTTTGTCTGTTGCTGCGGGTGTGAGTTATACGGTAACTATTGGTGCTGGTGGAGCATCAGCTACAGCAGGTAATGACAGCGTTCTAAGTACTATCACTTCAACTGGCGGTGGTTTTGGAGGTAGTTCAACATCTGGTAATGGTGGGTCTGGTGGGTCTGGTGGTGGTGGTTCGCGAGAAGCAAGTGGTGGCGCTCGAACTGCTTCACCTGTTCAGGGTTTTGCGGGTGGTAACTATGGTGGTGGCGATGCAAACGGTGCTGGTGGTGGTGGTGCAGGCGGGGTCACAAACGGTGTGGCCAGCGTTGCGCTTGGTGGTAATGGGCTTTCAAACAGCATCACGGGAAGCGCGGTAGAGCGTGGCGGTGGAGGTGGTGGTGGTGCGCAAGGTGGGACTGCTACTGCTACTTCTGGTGGTGGAAATGGTGCGACTGCTACTGGTTCTGGTGTAGCAGGTACAGCAAATACTGGTGGTGGTGGCGGTGGTTCAGTTCAAGCTGCTGGAGGTCAAGGTGGGTCTGGGATTGTACTTTTCAGATATGCAGATAGTTTTGCTGACCTGTCATCTATTGGTGTTGGATTAACTAAAACTGGTGGTTCAGGGACAGCACCTAGTTATACAACTGGTGGATACAAAATTTATGAGTTTACTTCTGGAACTGGAACGGTGAGTTGGTAATGGCTCATTACGCTTTTCTTGATAGCAACAATGTTGTAACCGAAGTTATTGTTGGTAAAGATGAGGCTGAACTGATTGATGGTTTGTCGCCTGAAGAATGGTATGGAAACTTCAGAGGTCAGCGATGTGTGCGCACGTCATACAATCACAACATTCGCAAACAGTATGCAGGTATTGGTTTCAAATACGATGCGGTTGCTGACGTGTTCATCTCTCCTCAGCCGTTCCCTTCTTGGTCGCTTGATGAGAACTATGATTGGCAAGCACCGATTGATTACCCTGCGGATGGGAAAGACTATTCGTGGGACGAAGCAAATCAGGTTTGGGTCGAGTCTCCCGCTATCTAGTTTTCATCCCAGCGTTCTTCGGTTTCCTAGTCACTTCATCGTCGGCTGAGGCTGACACGTTTGGGGTTTGGGAGTTCTCTAAGTCTTGTCTTGCTGAGCAGGGTGGGCAGGTTGTGCCGGTTGAGGGTGGGTTCAGGCTTGTTGGTGCTGATGGTGGGACGTGTGCTGGTAAGTCTCATTATGTTCGGATGCAGGCCATCATCCCAGAGGACACAAATGAATTGGGTTTCCAATGGTCGTATCAGACGAACGATGGGGCTTGGTATGACCCGCCACAAATCATTCTCAACGGGGTTATCACACAGCTGACGAATCAGAACAACGCCACCGGATCAGGGTTGATACAGGTTGAGGTGGGTGACACCTTTGCATTCCAGCAGTACTCAACTGACTCATGCTGCCAACCAGGCAACCTCACGATTACAGGGCTGACATTAGGCTTGGGGGAATGGGTATCTACAACCTCATCCACAACTACGACGACGACCTCTACTACTACTGTCCCGCTAGTGACTGTCCCTGTCACCAACCCGACTACTACGATTCTTCAAACAGTCGCCCCATCAACCACAACGGAACCACCACAAACAACAACAACAGTCCAAGAAACAGTTTCAACGGATACCTCAACTAGCTCGACGACAACAAGTACTTCAACGACTGTAGCCCCAACAACAACAACGACAGTTTATGTTCCACCGGTGACAACCTCTACCGTTCCTGAAACAACGACAACCACCACAACGGAACCAGAACCAGCCCCCACCACAACGCTCCCGCCTCCGTTAGAAACAACCACATCAACTTCAACAAATCCACCAACAACGACATCAACTGTCCCTCCTGTGACCACATCTCAACCAGATGTGACCACAACGATACAAGCCCCCACAGACGAGCCTGAACCGCTCACCCAAACAGAACTACTCAACACCCTAGAAGCCCTCTCAGAAGCGTCCACAGAGGCCATAGAAGCCATCGTAGAATCAGTCCTCAACAAAGACCTAGACACCAGCCAAGCCACCCTCCTCATCACCACCCCAGCCGTCCTAGAAAACATCACCACCGCCCAAGCCGAACAACTCTTCAACGAAATCGCCCCAACCGAACTCAGCCCCGACGAAGCCGAAGCGGTAGTTGAATCGGTGCAATCGGCACCTTTGTCAATTAGAAAAGCGTTTGAATCTGTACTCAATATCTTCCAAGGTTTCGCAGACAACTATGTTCCACTCAACTCAACTGTGCCTGTTAGCACTCGTCGTGCGCTGATTGCTTTAGGTGCTGTATTCTTGACGGTAGCCCCTGCACCAGCAAGAAGGATTCGGTGATGAAGTTTTGGGGTGAGTTCCATGCGTTGATATGGACAATCGCAGCATCAGTCACCACAATCCTTACCTTGTCTGGCAAGTTGCAACAGATCGTGATCTGGCTCACAGCAGCAGCTCTCGTTCTGCACTTCATCGGCGCATACACCAATAAGGACAACAACTAATGGAAACCCTCAAGACCCTCATCCTTCGTATCGTTGCAGTATTCGGCTCATCAGCTTTGGCTGCTGTTGCCGGTGGTGCAGTCCTCGACGTGGAACTTTGGAAAGCAGCAGCGATTGCTGGAATCGTTGCAGCAGCCAAAGTCACCGAATCCTTGCTTCGTGCATGGTCGTCTGATGGTGTTCTCACCAAAGACGAAATCGCTGAAGCGTTCGGCAAGGCTAAGTAATGGCATCAGCCAAGAAGAAGGTCTCTGACCTTCCGATCATTCCTGTTGTTCTTTGCTCATGTTTGAAGAACGCTGTGCCTGGCAAGTTGCCAGCAAAACTGCTTCGAGAGATTGAAGGCAGGGGCAAGTTGCATCATTGCGCAGCGGATGCGTATGAGGCGATGGATGCTGCTGCGAACGCTGAAGGTATTGACCTAGCCCCAACTAGCCGAGCCGATACATATCGCAGTCTTGAAACACAGGAGTATGGCTTCTATCAGCGTTACACGACTGATGTTATTGCCGGTCAGAAACCAAAGGTCTACAAGGGTCAAGCCTGGTATCTCAAGAAAGGGATGGCGATGTTGGCTACACCTGGTCAATCGAAACATAACCTCGGCATCGCCATCGATATTGCTAACGCCAACGGGAAACGGTTGGAGTGGTTGAAGAAGAATGCTGTGTCGTTTGGGTTCTCGTGGGAAGTTGTTCCTAGTGAGCCTTGGCATTTGCGTTACGTTGCTGGTGATAAGACACCGGAGCGGGTGAAGGCTTGGTTGGATGCGAATGGTGCAGTAGCACCTGTTGTTTCAGCAACCGTGACCGCCTCAAATGCCCCAGCCAAGCCTGCTACGCCTGCTGGTGTAGGACTGCATTGGAAATTCAATGGTGCTGAGTGGGTCTCAACAAAAAACAAGCGAACTGAGGCGTGACGTGGAGGTTGTTATCGCAGCGTTGGTCACCGCAGTTGGTGGAATCATTACTACGATTCTGTTGAAGGTACGGAAAGAAAACACGAACGACCATGCAAGCGTCATGGAAATCCTGCGGTCAGTCGGTGGAAAAGTGGAGCGAATTGATAGTAAGTTAGATTCGCATATCGACTGGCATCTCAAGGAGGCTACAGGTGGGGAAGTTTCTAAGCGAAATTAAAGGTCAGCCCGTTGGTAACAGCGGGAGCATAGATTTCATTCTTGCCAAACTTGGTGAAGCTGATGGTCGTGACCTGCTCGATGCGTTGAATGACCCTACGATTCGTCCGACCCAAATCATTAAAGCGTTGCAAGCCCGACAGATAAAGCTCTCTCCGTCAGTCATCACACGATACAGGGCTGCCAATGTCATTACTCAATGAAATTAGGCACAACTATTATCCTGCGTGGCCTGTTATACAACAAGGCAAGAAGTATGCGCTCCCTGCAACGAAGGCAACGAAGACACCGCAAAGAGACTATGCAGTTGCAGTCGTTCTCCCCGACATGCAACTCGGATACTTCAGGTCACACGACAACACACTCGAACCAATACATGACGAGCAAGCCTTAGACGTTGCACTACAAATCGTCAAAGCATCCAAGCCCGACCAAATCGTTCTAGTCGGAGACAACCTAGACCTCTGTGAGTTTGGCAAATACCGGTACACCCCAGCGTTTGCCCGAACCACTCAAGCAGCAATAGACCGTGCTAGTCAGCTGTGCGCACAGTTACGCAAACTAGCCCCAGACGCTCGAATCGTTTGGATCGCAGGCAACCATGAGGAACGGCTCGGCAACTTCATCCTTGACGGTGCTGGTGCTGCGTTCGGGTTGAGGCGAGGTTTGCGTCCTGAAGAGTGGCCTGTGATGTCGGTGCCGTATCTCTGCAACCTTGACGACTATGGCGTGGAGTATCTGCCTGGTTACCCGACAGGTGCGCATTGGATCAACCAAAGACTTCACGTCATTCATGGTGACAAGGTTGCCTCCGGTGGAAGCACCGCCCACAAGTATCTTGCGACAGTCAAAACCTCAGTCATCTACGGTCACATCCATCGCAGAGAATGGGCTGAACGCACACGGGATGACCATGACGGAGCGAGAACAATCCTCGCTGCATCACCTGGTTGTCTCGCTCGCATTGATGGTGCTGTTCCTTCAACTCGTGGAGGACATGACCTCGATGGTCGCCCGTTGTATCGAGCGGAAGACTGGCAACAGGGTTTGAGTGTGGTTGAGTATGTGCCTGGTGACGGGGAGTTTAACCTTGAGATGATTCCTATTCGTGACGGTTGGGCTAGGTGGAGAGGACGGGATTATGTCGCACGATGAGATGCGCACGATGGTTGTGGTGAGATGGCATGACGCTCATTCTGCAACCGACACTTGGACACCAATAGACGACATCGGTACCGACCCTTGTGAGGTCGTCAGCTGTGGATTCCTACTGCCCACTAGCGATGGTGGCAAAGAAGACCACATCACGATATTCCAATCAAAGACTGACGCAGACGACGTTGACGGGGTTTTATGTATCCCCGTTGCTATGGTTCAAGACATGAAAGTCATGACCAAAAACATCCCAGGCTTAGCACCAAGCAAGTAGACTAAACCTCGGATCGTTCGCCCGCCTTCATTGGGCTTGAACATCCCGCACACCTCCCCCTCCTTGGGTGTGCGTTATATATCGGACAACCGGAAGGAACCAACTTGCGAATACTCACCGCAACACTCATAGCCCTATCCACCATCTTCGCAGGCACCGCCTTCGCAGCCCAACCAAACCCCACCAAAAACCACCCAGCCACCCAAACCCAACTCACCCGTGAACCACAACCCAACGTGGTTGAGATACTCCCAGCAGGAGTACCGAACGACAAGTCCAAGCGATGCCCACAATGGGAACCAAAGTTCGCTGAACACGGCCTGCCAGTTAAAGCTTTCTCCTACATCGCCTGGCGTGAGTCACGATGCCGAATCAAAGCACACAACACCACACTCAACCGGAACGGCTCACATGACCTCGGCATCCTTCAAGTGAATTCTTCATGGCGGACAGTCACAAGGAACATCTGTGGCACCGACATCACAGGCCTATTCAATGTCGACTGCAACCTAGCCGTAGCCAAGTATCTCTACGACAACGGTGGCTTGAGGCATTGGAGTCTCTGACCATCCACCACATCGTTCCAGTCTTGCTCTAATGTCATGAATGACCCAAAGGAGGGCATCATGACAAACAGACAAAAGCAAATCGGAACAGTTATCGGAATGGCAATCATGTGGGGATTTTGGATTCTGCCAACAGCAGAAGACCTACCAGATGCGCAACCAGCAACCCCGCTCGAATGGAAGCTATTTATCGCACTCAACTTCATAGCGATTGTTTATCTACATATCTTGAACGTGCGTGAACATCATGACCAACTTCGTAAAGAAGCACAGGAACGATATTGGGAACGGATGGAAACTCGTTCACGTTACTACCATCCAACGAACCGTGACTACCAATGAGCAGCGGTCATGTAGTTGATATGTGGTCAGACGGTGACAACACCTTCAGACCACTCAGACCAGAATGGCAAGAAATGTCACGCTGTAAAGGTGAGACCGAACTGTTCTTTAACGAAGGTTCACCACACGCAATCGCTGATGCAAAACTGTTCTGTGCGAAATGCAACGTGCGTCGAATCTGTCTCAAGTTTTTT